ATTCGCCACCCTACACTATTCACGGTGTAGCACTTGGCGCAGATGACGTAACGCATGGTTCTTCTGGTGTCAAGAAACTTTGGCCATCGGATGAACTACAAAAAGCAGCCGAGACGCTTCAAGGAACAAATCTTGTTGTAGACCACAACAATTCTGCAAGCGGTGTGGTTGGACAAGTAACAAAGTCTGGATATAAAGACGGTGTTGGCGTAATTTATCAAGCAGAACTATACGAGAATTCACTCGCTGAAAAGATAAAGAACGGACTTCTTGAAGTTTCGATTCGTGGATACCACATTGATGTTGACGACATGGATGAAACCGATGATGGTATAAAAATTGTTGAAAATATTGACTTCGACAATTTGTCAATTGTGCCAAAAGGTGCTGCTCCGTCAAATACGCTCGAACTTGGAGAACACGCAGAACTTTCTGCGGCAGAACTCGCCGCTTTTGCTGACACACTCGACGAATTGCAGGAAATTGACCTTTCTGATTTTGTTCAATGGGATGACAATCACGGAATTGTGTTTGCCATTGACGGAGATACTGCAACCGTCGAGGTAATGGAAGAAATTGACGAGAAGTGGCGCTCGGTTGCGCGACAAGAAGAAGTCTCACTTGACGATTTGGAAATGTGGGACATCGATGACTCTGATATTGGTGCGCCAAAGGAATCTGAAGAGGCGCGTCACAATTTATTTGTCGAAGGGATGCAATTCTTCCACCCAGGTGATGATGAAATTTGGACCATCACTGATGTAATGGATGATGAAGTTCAAATTACACTTGGTCCAAACCAGCAAGGTCGCTCGTGGTATGACCCTGTTCAAGAAATTATTAAGGAACTCGCACATAGCGAGATTGAATTCTACACGGAGAGTGGTGAACACAACCCACTCATCACGCCAGGGCTGAAATTCTTTTCGACAATTAATGACAGCATTCTAGAAGTTCTTGAGGTTCAAGGAAACATTGCTGTTATGTCAAGTGTTGGTGAACCCGGTTCGTGGAAGACACCCATTAATGAAATCATGTACGACTTGGCAGATGGTGACCTTGAAGTATACCATCCGATGAGTCAAGCAGAGATGGAAGATGATGGATACATAGACGAGCCGAAGTTTGAACCAGGAATGATGGTACAATGGCAAGCCAATCCCGAGATGTTTGGCCGAATTGTCCATGTTCTTGAAAATGACTACATTGCAATGGTAGAACTCCACGACTTTGAAGATGGGAAACTCGTTTCTACCGGATATACAGTCACGGCAGGATATGGCGACGTTCAGCGTATGCGGTCGGATATGCTCGGACGTTCGAATGTTGCGCAATATGACGTTGCGCAAGGAGATTGGGCACAATGGTATCCGTCTGAAACGAGTGAACGTCACGGGTTTGTTACAAGCATAAGTGACGATGAAGTAACACTTACTGTTTGGGAACAAAATGCTGACGGTGAATGGCGTGAAACTGAGGAAACTGTTACGAAATCGATGGAAGAAGTCGAGCCGTGGGGGAACTTCCCTCGCGAGCAGGAAGACTTTGCAATCGACGGAGCAGACCCACGTCGTGCAGTAAGGCCCTCTGAGGAAGCAGCAGATACACTATCTGACCAAACAGAAACGGCTCTTCGAAATAAGGTTGAATCTCACAACGAAGAGCATGGAGACGCCGAAGGGAAGCGAGTTACGTACAGAATGCTCAAATCCGTGTATAATCGCGGCGGTGGAGCATACGACGACTCGCATCGAGAAGGAATGAGTAGACAACAATGGAGTATGGCTCGTGTCAATGCGTTCCTCTACTTACTTCGGAACGGAAATCCTGAAAACGATGCATATGTTCAGGACAACGACCTGCTCCCAGAAGAGCATCCTCGTTCGTCGAGTGAAGAAAATAGATTGTACGGCACACCTGCTACAATAAGCGAGTACGATTACACGATGGGTGTGTCTGAATTGAACTTCGCGCAACTTGCGTCGATGGATGAACTTGATGTAGTCTATTCCAATTGGACACAAGCGACGAATATGACTGCATCAGAACTTCGACGCTGGTCACGAAACCCGTGCTCTCGTGAAGCATCCATTGACCCAACAGCAGTCATCAAGCGAAACTTGCGGCTTCTTGAAACCAATAAAGAAGATTGGGACAGAGATGATATTCGTGATGCAAAGCGCACAGTATCATTCATCGCACGTATGCGTGGTGCTAAGGGAGAAGGTAATCAAAAGACAGGCGGTTCCTATGGATGCCCCACGGATTGGGCAATAAGTCTATTGAATTGGGCATATAACCCATTTGATTCACTTCCAGAAGCACCTGAAGATGACTCGCTTGATGATGTTGAAGAGGTAGAACTTATGGCTTATGAAATGCACGAAGTTGAGTTTGACGGTGTAACGACAGAAAAATGGAATCCTGTTTCGATGGACGACTTCGAGACAGACGACCTTGAAGAGATTTCGAAACACTTTATGGTATCTGAGTCTGGCTTCCCGCCAGAAAATTACCGAGATTTGAAGATGCCCGTTGTTGACCCAGACGGCAACCTCAATCTCAATGCACTACAGTCGATTAAGGGAGGCGCTTCCTCTACTGCGGCTGAGGGTATTGAGTCTGGTATTGGCAACGACCTTGGTGAATACATTCAGATGCTTGCAAAAGAAGAGTTTGACAAAGATTGGGGTATGGAAGAAGCAGCAATGTACGGAAATAAATCTGACGAATCGCATATGTTCCCCAACAAAGTCGATGCCATGATGATGGCGCGACAGATGGGACTCGATGGGGTCCATAAGATGGGTGAAATGTGGATGCCTGGAATGGATCACGAATCCTACATGGATGCCGTTGCATCGATGGCCTATGGCTACGGAGATGATGAAATGTCTGAAGAAGAGGAGGAAATGACTGACGCGGATTCCTTGATGGATTACGACATGCACGAACCCTCGTATGATGGCACAACTGAAGCAGACTGGAGTGCCCCCACGCTTGAAGATATTATGATGGCATACGAGTGGGACGAGGAGTACGACTCCTACGATGCACTTCCCGAAGAGGCGAAGGAGACGATTGGGAATCACTTCATCATCTCTGAATCTGGTTTCCCCGCAGAGAACTTTGGCGATTACAAGTTGCCTGTGGTAAGCCTTGAAGGTGAACTAAGCCTCAACGCCCTTAATGCAGTGAAGGGTGGTCGAGGTGTGTCTGCTGTCGAAGGACTCAATTCCGAAATGGAAGACACCATCGTTGAAATGGTCAACGAATTGGCTAATGAGGAATTCGACAAGGAGTATGGTATGGAAGAAGAAATGGGTTCCGTCAAACCTGTGACAATTGACGGGGTGACTGTCCTCACCAGCGATGACCTTCGGCGACGTGGTAAGTCCGAGGAGAGCGAGACGGACTCTACAACTAGAACAATGACTAATGTAAGTGAAGAACTTCAGGCTCGACTTGAGGAACTTGAGGCACCTGCCGTAATGGAGCAGGATTCCTTTGACGAACTTCGAGAAAAGGCCGAGAAGTATGATGATATTTCGGAGGATATTGCCGAACTGCGCGAGCGTACCGAGGTTCTCGACGCTGTTGACCGGACGCTTGTCGATGAACTCAGTGAAGCCGATGAGCCTATGGTTATCGAGTCTGCTCGCTTTGAGGCGCTTTCCGCCGAGGCTGAACAGGTTAAAGAAGTATACGCGACTCAACTCGAAGACGAACTCGCTGTCTTCACCGCCGAGGAATTGATGGACAAGTTTACCATCGAGGAACTTAGCGCGAAGTACGAGGATGCGTTCGGCGAGTTTGAGGAGGAGTTGTCTCCTGACCCGAAGGGGACAGACGCTGACGAGGAGGAACTTGAGCAGCGTGCATCTGAGGAGCGTTCCGAGGAGGAACTTGCTCAAGATGAAGAGGTTTCTGCGAAGCAGCAGGAGATTCGGGACAAGATTTTCAAGCGATAATTTAAGTGATAAAAATGGCAGGACTTAGTGATACACCAGAGGGTGGGGAGACTCGCCGCTATGGTAATACGGTCGGTGTACCGCACGGAGAAAGTGACGGGGCTGCGCTTGCTGACGCAAGTGTGCAACCCGGCGATGCAGTTACGGTTAGTGGCGGCGTTCTCGCCCAAGCCGGCACGGGTGACACCATTCTCGGTGTTCTCGTGAACTACGATGTATACGGCGCTTCCCACCAGGGTGAGAAGATTGCTGGAGATGTGGACGCGACTGTTGCAGTGCAGGGTACGTATAAGGCACGCGCCGATGGCGACCTTTCTGCTGGCGACAGTGCTGGTCTTGGCGACACTGCTGGACACTTTGGTAACGTTGACGACCAAGGTTTCCGTGTAGTCGAGACATACAACGACGGCTCCCAGGATTGGGTAGAAGTCGTACTCTAAACTTTTAGGTGATTATAAATGAGTCTAACAACTAATGACGTTATCACGGAGGATTTCGTCCGTGAAACTGTGGAAGAGGTAATTGAGCAGAACCTTGTCTACCGACAGGCGTTCCGCGAGATTAGTGCAACTGGCATTCAGTCGAATTCGTACACATTCAACATTGACGCCGACGACATGGGTCGTCCGAGCGTTGTTGCTGAGGGTGAGGAGTTCGAGCGTGACCAGAGCAACGTTGACCAAGTAACTGTAACCTTCAAGAAGTACGGTGGCGAGGTTGCCATCACAATGGAGGCTATGGAGGACGGCATGATTGACTTCAAGGCCCGAGAGGTTGAGGAACTTGCTCGTGCGATGGCCGAGAAGTTGAACGACGAGGCATTCGAGGAACTTAGCGGCAACGTTGACTCGACTGTTGGTGACGACGATGATGTGCTTTCGTTCAGCGACATTCGTGATGGGATGGTTGCTGTTCGACGCAACTCGTACACACCCGACCTGCTCATTGTAGACCTTGATGGCTACGGTGACCTGCTCACTGACGCGAACTTCAACCGCGCTACCGATATGGGTGACGAGGTTGTTCGTACTGGTGAGGTTGGTCAGATTGCTGGTATGCGCGTTGTGGTTGACACAACTAACGATATTGCTGACGGTAACGGTGCGTTCGTTATCGACAGTGACCGATACGGCTATGAACTTACTCGCACTCCTGTCAGCACAAACGAGTACGAGGACCCCGAGCGGCAGGCTGACATTATGCAAATCTTCACCCGTAAGGCGTGGAAGGCTATCTTCTCCGAGGCGGCTGTGAAGGTTAACGCATAAAGGATTCTACACTTTACGTAGTATAGATTACTACTCGGCACTCTACAACATATTGGCTTATGTCTTACAGTCCTCGATACGTCTCAATTCACGATATTCCGGTGCAAATTCCTGACGATTACACAGATTCTCAAAAGGAAGATGCACTTGAATATGCAGAATCATCTCTCGAACTTGACTTAAATAACGGAGAGGTGATTCCGCCAGAGGATCAAATTACCATAATGGAGTCTGCAATTAAACAACTTGCGACGTGCCATTTGGCAAAGGGTGCTGAAGATCCGAACGATGTAACACTTGGCGATATTGAAGACGCTGGTGACACAAAGGTAGAATACGCTAACTCATTCTGTGACCAATACGAAGATACAATTACTCGTATCATAAATTCAGGTATTCTCGAAAAAGATGATGGTGGCGAATCAAACGCACCATTCACGTACACAACAGGGTATCCATAATGACGACATTTATGTCAGACTTTGAAGATTTGAAAAACTTCGAGTTTGGGTTTCAGCGATTAAATGTTGAAAAAGTTGCAGATGAGGCGTTTGAAGATGCCATCAAACAAGACTTTATTGGTCTGTTGATTTCTAACATAAAGAAGAGAGGCCTTGTGGGAAGCGGTGTTGATGACGGTACCGGGCCAGACCTTGCAAGTAGAAAGGCGTGGAACGTAATTCGTGAAGGAAATATGCGATATCGCATTGAAACGGAGCGAAGCGTTGGACCACGTGCATTTTACTTGGAGTATGGTACTGATGAAGTGACTCCTGATGGAGATGGACCACTTCGATTTAGGACAAATGTCTCAACATATGACGCGGAACCCGGTGAAATCATATATCGATATAGCGTAAGTGGTGTCGAAGAATATAGATATTTCCGAGATACCGTTCAAGAATTCAACAAGGTTGTCGCCGATAAAGTTGAAGAACGAATAGGTGACAAGATGACAGACCACATCGAACGACAACTTAAACTTGGATAATGGCTACACCACGTGAAATACTGACACGAATTAAAGAATCACTAGAGGATTCTTCAGACGTTCCTGACAGTGTTTCATATGTGTTACAAGAGTATGACGCATCTGGTAAAGATGCGAATGTCACACTACCCGTCGTTGAACTACAAACAGTGAACGCGCTTTCACTAAATGAATTTAACACGGATTTTGTGAGATATGTTTCCGATGACGATGGAAATCAAATCGGACGAGTGTACCGCTCTGAATATTCAGTAACAGTACAACTTGATATCTTAACTGTTGATGGTCGTCGAAAAAACGAAGAAAGCATCTCGCCACTTGTCAATTCGGTGAGGCGCTCGCTATATCAATACAGTTCTGCTGGTCCAGCAGAGTCGCTCGAAGAAACTGTATGGAAGTTTCAACTAAATGAGGGCGAACGTGCGGATAATCTTGACTCTACGCCAACCGTTCGACGTTGGTCGCAAACGATAGATTGTTGGACGTATGATGAATTTAGAACGATTGACGATTACATCGTGGATATAACATTCCCCGACGAAGACGATATCGCGGCATGACCCAATGTGTGGAGATTTGCCGAGTAGTAAACAAAATTAATAACAGGTGATTTAATAAATGACAGTATACGGAGGATTCCCCGGCGTACAGGTAACGACAGCCGGTGGCGGAATTACTGCAATTGAAATTGGCTCTGAGGAGAAGGTCGTACTCTTTGGCCGAGGAGGTTCTGGAAGTGCGGCTGTCAATACCCCGACACAAATTCAGGCTCGCAGAGAGGCAGACGTTGCCTTTGGCGAGGATTCTGAACTTGCCAATTCGATGAAACTTGCGCTCGCCAATGGTGCGAACATCTCGTACTTGTATGGAGTGCAGGTTGAAGAACTTGGTGCTGGTGGGGATATTGATACAGCACAAGATACGCCGACAGAATCGTACTCTGGTACGACTGCCGACGTTCTTACCAATACACCAATTGTAGAAGAAGAGGGCTACCTCGCTGTTCGTGACGTGGTTGACGATGTTGAAATGACAGTCAATCTCGTGTACGAAGAGACGGTTCCGTCACCCGGTGATTCGAATACGATTAATCTCAATCCCTTTACAGGAGATTGGACAGCGGATTCGTCAAGCGACTACGATTTCTTCTATAGCCACCTTGATTGGTCTGCGGCGTTTAACGCAGCCGACAACGTAGTTAACGAAGATGAGACAGGACTTTACGTAGCGCTGACTGAATCTGAGCAAGTAGCATCGACACTTTCGGGCAAGACGACAGAACTTCGCGATGAGTTCCAACTTGTCAATGGGCTTGCTGGAGCAATGCCTAATGTGACTGAAACAGAGAATCTCGGCGAACCAACAGAGCGCGACTATGCAGGATTTGAGACTGCATCGTATGAGGATCTGATTGATAACGACAGTCAGTTCCTCGCTGCTGCTGTGAGATTCGAGGATTCTGTTGAGACTGCGCTTGGTTCAATCGGTGGCCTATTCGGAGGCGCTGACATTACTGAGCCAATATACAATGATACCATCAACACTGGTGGGAATAACCTCGAAGTTCAATTCAACAGAACTGATGCGCAAAATATGCGTGGTGCAAACGTCATTCCGCTTCGTCAAGCAGGTGCTGTTCGCGTAAAGGGCAACCTTTCGACGAGCACCGAAACTGATTGGGAGCGCGACTTCTGGCGTCGTCGGATTGTTGACCGCGTTATTCTCATTGGAAAGACTATTGGTGACGCCATTATTGGTCGAATCAACGATGAGGAAACACGTGCAGCAGCCGAGCGTTCAATCACGGTAGAACTTCAGTCTCTTGCAAACGACCGCCTAATCAAGGACAACGTTGAAGGAGAGCAGAACTTCTTTGTCGATGTGTATGAGTCGTCCACAGACCCAGATGAAGTGAAGATTGACATTGGTGTAACACCACAGGGTATCGTCAAGCGTGTTGACGAAACCATTACAATCAACACATAAGGTGACATAAATGGCACAAAACAAAGAAGAAATTGGAAATGATGTACAGTTGTTTGTAGGCGCTGACGAAACAGCATACCCTATTACAAGCGCATCGTACTCTGAGGAGCCGCAGACATCCTCGACCCAGTTTAACACGTCTCTCACGATGAGCATTGTGCAAACTGGCATCGAGTACTCTGGTTCGTTCGAGCACACTGGTGCAAATACAGAACTTCGAGATAAGTTCTTTGGTAATCAAACACAGCCGAAGTCGAGTACTGTTCGCAAAGTTGATCAACTCGTCTTCCAAGATTCGCAATCTACGTACACCTTCAAGGGTGTCGTCGTAGGTTCGCGTTCGAAAGATTTCCCTGCTGATGACCGAACGTCGGTCACCTACGACTTTACAGCAGAGGAACTTGTCGTCACAAACGCATAAATACACGGATAGTTGGTTAACTATTCGGACAACCTGAACGCTGGCTTCCAGTTCTATTCTTGCCCAATTCTCTTATGGGCAACCAGCAAGTAGTGTTGAGTTATTAACCGCATACTAACAAAACTTAATACAACTATGCAAGAAGAAAGCGCAATTGAATTTTACAAGCGAGTAACGCAAGGTACCGACCATACGAAAACTATCACACTTGAAGATGCCAGCGGCGCGGCTTTGCCAAATGTGCAGATGTCTCCTGTTGACAAGCGGCAACTTGCTTCGGTGATTCAGCGTCTCCCTGACGAGATGTTTGACGCTGTAGAAGAAGCAGAATCTGCTGAAGAAGCAGAAGACACGATTGAGGAGAGTGAAAACCTTTCGATGAATGCGGTGACTGAAGAGACAGTCGAGGCGTTCGAGGATTTGTGTAAGGATTCTCTTCGTCACCCTGAACTAGCACCTCCGCAAATGAACGATATTGTCAATAATCTCAATTTTGAGGTACTGTTCAGTATTGGAACAGAGATTATCGATATCTCTGCTGAGAGTGATGGTGCTGTGCAGGATTTTCACGTACAGGGCTAGGACAACAACTCTTTTATGCCCTTGAAAATGGCCACACATTTTCAGTAACTGAAGACTATTTCGATGAATCCGGCGAACATCGGACGAGAAAGCGCGAAGCATTTGTGGATGAATTAACTGATTCCCAACTTAGATTCCTCTTTCACGCTAAAGAACAGCGTAAAAAGATGCGGCAGGAAGAATCTGGAGTTAACAGACTTAAAAACCAATTATAATTTATGGCAGAAGGACTTGACGTAATCATTAATGGTGTCGAAACCGTCTCCGAGAAGATGGACGACATCGAGAATTCGGTTAGAACTGCTAATCAAGCGCTGAGTGGTCTATCAGGTGAACTTCGAGAGGCATCTATATCGAGTGAAGTTCTCGAATCTTCGTCTGACAGTGTGGCTACCTCGGCGACTAAGGTAAATGGTGCTGTTCGAGGAGCGGCTGGCGCAGTTGACGAATTAGGAGATGAATCGCGTGAGGCTGCTGTTGAAGTTGGCCTACTCGGAACTGTTATGGACAAAACGTCGGTTAGTGCAGGAGCGCTTTCTATTAATGTTGGTGCGTTCACTATTGCGCTACGGCAACTTCATACACAAATTCCACTAATTGTCACAACTCTCGGTTCTCTTATATCAGTTCTTGGAGGAGTGGGTGCTGCGGCAATTGCTGCTGGTGGTGGTATTTCTGCACTGCTAGCCGGAGGGGCCATCGGTCTATTAGAAGATATTGAATCGCAATTCGCTGATGTAACGTCTACTGGCGAGGCTTTGCAAAAATTAATGCGTGGTTTGGGCAACATGTTCCGCGAAGCGCTTGACCCACTTGTAAATGCTGAAAATGTGGAACTATTCGTATCGCTTCTTGAAGATATGGCAAACTTTGCGAATAGGTCTGCTCAAGCGATTGATGCGTCGCGAGAATCTATTATGCGATTTTTCAGCGTTGTTGGACAAAGTGCTGACTTTAACAGATTTGCAGGCTCATTACAAAATGTAATGGAGTTCGAAGCGGGAGGCGAGTTTGATTCTGCTGGCGAGGTACTTGCGAGATTCCTCGGATATCTTGTCGGAGAGTTGCCTGACGCGATAGACTTCTTTAATCGCGTAACCGTCAACTTGGCAGAACCATTACAAGAAGTAGCATATCAGTTCAAACTACTCACAATTGAACTTGTTGAATTTGCAGAGGGTGCTGCGCCGGGAGCACTTGGTGTAGTCTCTACACTTCTTTCAGTATTTACGGCGCTATTCGAATCGTTGAATGATTTGAGTGGAACATTTGTGTCTTCTGCAATACAAGCATTTGCATTTACTGCTGTCCTGTTACGATTGGCTCGGGTTTTTGATACAGTCGCTGCGATTGGTAATGTATTCGCGTTGCGAATAGGTGACTTAACAGGTAACCTTAACTCATTTACAAATACTGCTGCTCGTGCGGCGGCACTTGGTCAAGGGTTCTTAGACGAGTATCTTTCTGGTGTATATAAATTAAGCCGGTCACTTGCTGCACAGATACCAATATTAAAGAATGTGCAAATTGCAACAGGAGAGTTGTATGATGGCGATGAATTAATAGATTTTGACGACCGCGTTAAAATAATAGAAGGTAACCTAAAAAATCTTAAATCTACTGCCGGTGATGTTGCAGATACAATTAGAAAACGCTTCACCGAGTTTGCAATAGACGACGAACTTATCGAAGCGCCAGAAATGGGTGGATTTAGATACCCTGCTGGTGCGCCAGATTCGATGGGTGGTCAAGCAGCAAGCCTTGAGTTGAATACCAAAAAGTTCCGTCAAGCGCTTGGAACAGTTAGGAGTAGAGCGTTAAGTACTGCAAAAACTATTGGTTCTGGATTCGGTGATATTGCTGTAGGTGGACTAGAAGTATTCACAGGTGCAATGACTGGTATGGTTCATCCAGGCCTCCTTCGTTCAGAACAACTTTCAGAGGTATTTAACGATGGTCTATCAAGAATGGCTACTGGTCTTAATAAGATGGGACTTGGAATTATTCCAAATACTATTGGCTCATTAAAAGAGTACATTGCACAAAAGTACGCTTCTATTAAAGCAATAAAACTGAGTACCATTTCTACAAAAGTTAATGCTGCTGCACAAAAGATTCTTCAACGAGGATTGCTAGGTAATGCAAAAGCAGCGCTTAAGGCTGTGGCCGGTATGATTACATATGCAGGTAGCCTGATTATTGCCGCAGTTTCAGCAGCGACACTAAGTAGTGCTATGTTGCCAGTTACTCTTGCAGTACTTGCATTAACAGCAGCAGGCGCGCTTGCTGTAGGCGTGCTTGGAAATATGGGTGATATTAGCAGTACGGCGAAGTCTTCATTCGAATCGCTTAAGAACTTTGCTGTTGAATTAGGAAATGCGCTATTAGGATACCTTGTTCCGGCATTTAACTTAATCGTGAGTATTTTCGGAGCAATCCTTTCACCAGTATTTGCTATCGTAGATGCATTCAAGTTCTTTATTTCACGATTCTCTGAAGTCCTCTCTCAAGGAGAAGAGGGTAAAGGGATAATGGAATCGTTTGCTGGTGTGATGGATTTCCTTGGTGGAATACTTGAAAAGATTGCGCCAGTATTTGACGTTATAGGGAATGTTCTCTATTCAGCAGTTTTCCTAACGCTTAAGGCTATTGCAGTAGTTGTAATAGAAGTTATTAAGTTAGTGCAAACACTAATAAGTGTACTACAACGTATTGCAAAAGAAAGCGGATTGATTGACTTTATTAAGAATCTTGCAAATATTATCATATCGTTTGTTACCGGCGCTATTGATCAATTAGCAGATACATTAAATAAACTTATTTCATTAACAAACGCGCTTACTGGTTCAAATATTGGAAAAATTGGTGAAGGTGAAGGTGGCGCATCCAGCAAACTGTCTGGTCTGAAGGTAACTGAAGATGATGTTGTTGGAAATGCAAAGTCACTTATGGAAAAAGACTCGGAGTCGGGTGCTGGTTCTCGTGCGGAAACAACAAGTCCTGACTTCAGCCTTGAAACGAATATACAGAATACAGCAAATGTTGATGCAGAGTCTGATGAAAGTGAAGACAGAATTGCAACACTCGTCGAGCGTGCGATGAAGGATGCAAATACATATCGAAGAAACGCACTAGGGGGTCAATAAATGGGATTAGACTTTAACGACAATTACGTTGATGATAGAGGGCCAGTAATCTTTCAAGGAATTAGTGAAGAAACAATTGGCTTTAAACCGAGTAAATCTGCTTCTGACCTCATTGATGATTTGGAAGATGGCGGAACACGTGTCATTGGAAGAGACAAGTACACGATAACATTTGTATATGATCAACCAAATGTATCTGTGTCAACAACAAATAGATTCGTCGAGCACGAAACTGTTGATGGACCAATAATTAGGCAAAAAGTTGGTCGTGGTAAAAAGAACATTACGCTTGAAGGAGTTTGTACTACTGCTGAAGCAATTTTACTCGACAACTTCGTAAATGAAGACGAGATATACATTGATAGCCATCGATATGAGGGAAATGTTAGTATTCAAGGGATATCCACGAGTCCGTTAGAAGATGGTGGTGCGATGAATCTTGATGGAAAATACACACACGACTTTGGACTTGAACTGACGGAGATAGAAAAATGAGCGCAATATCAGATGATGGTATTTACTATCAATCCCTTGACGTAAATATCGAAGTCACAAAAGAAACTGGTGTGACGCAATATTGGATTGCGAAAGACCTCATCGTTCGACGAAAGCGCTTTCAAGAAGCAGATGGGTTAGAGATGACAGCAATCCCCGACCCTGACGAAAATCCAAGTGCAACGTTAGAACCCGGCGATGAAATAACAGTTGATGTAGGTCCCAAAACGTCTGTAACGGGAGACGGGAATAGAAATATGTCAAATGAAGACAACACTCTCGCAAAAATATTTACAGGAATTATTTCTAGTGCGAGAAACGCTGGTGACCTTACGTGGAAGGCGTTTGCATTCACGTATCAACTAGATATTGTCAGAACAGTTATCGATTACTCTGCTGACGATGAGACAGATGTTGGGACAATCGTCGAGGAAGTATTCGAAGAAGTTAAGTCAGTTAACGAGACTGATATGGAATACAATGTCGATGTTTCAGAAGATACTACTGTAAGTTACGGAAACACGCACTTTATTTCAACAGGTCCTGTGTCTAACAGAAATTCGAAACTCGTTCGGAGACTAAAACCATACACAGACACACTCGCGATAGAGATAATCAAAGATTTAGAGAAGACAAATAATGCAGTATTCTGGGTTGACTCGAACAATGTTCTACAGTTTGGACCAACGAAAACTGCTAACCATAAGTTGTCATGGATTCTTGAAACTGATGCTGGACTAAAGACACCGCCGTATAAGAGTGTTCGCGTAATCGGCGACGATATTGGTACAGAATCTGCTGCTGGTGGATGGAAGTCGGCGAAATTGATGCCTGACCCAACAAGTATGACCTCTACTGCGGCAAGTGTTGTAAATGTTGAGGGAAAATCTGTCGCCAAATTTGGCGAATTACGCGAGCCGACATTTACCTATGAAGATGCGTCAATTCGTACAAAGGCGGAAGCAGAAAATCTTGCACAAAGTATCCTCTCTGACTTGCAGAATCAAGCCGCTGAGGGTACCATTGTGATTCCGGGTAGGCCAATGATTGACTTGTTTGACGTGGTGGAAATGCCAGATTCATTCGGCGTTACAAGTAGCGGAGAGGAACTTGAACCAGCACAGTATCTCGTGGAAACAGTCACGCATCGAATAAATGCAAGCGACGGGTTTGTCACAGAAATAACCGTCGATGGATTGATGAACAGGTACAATGGAGATAAGTATTACAAGTATGTGGGTAGCGGTCCACGAGGGCTTCCGCAAGTAGAACTTGTTCAAAGAGAAGATAGTCTCGAAGAAGGAGCAGAACTTGGCGAATCGGTGGTTACACGAACAACGAGCACAGGTATTCAATAATGTTCGAAAATACACAAGATTCTTACGTTGATGAAAAAATTAGCAAGAAGATGTCGCAACCCAAGGTGGCTATTGTTAAAAAGGTTGTCGAACACGCCGCAGAAGACGATTTCTCTAATTTCGAGTGTGACGTAATTACTGCTGGCGACAGACAACAATTGCGAGATGTCGCAGTGATGACACCTGGAACTGGACTTGTTGAAGTGCCACGAGTTGACGACACCGTGCTCGTGTCAAAAATTGATGGTCGTGGGGAGCGATATGTGATTATTGGAACACTCCATACTCGCAATAGTCGAGCGCCACTCGCAAAAGAAGGAATGCTTCGATACAAAAAAGGCAACTTGTATCTGGAGATGGACGGTGAGGGTGAATTTATTCGTCTCTCACACAAAAATACGGACGACGATTCAACGAGTGATGCCA